ATCTAATGTAAGATTACCTACTTGGTTTGTTGTACCAACATTTGCTTTTGAATAATCCATTACACGCTTTTCGAAAAAGTTAGTTTTACCTTCAAGAGAAATCATTTCCATAAATGAGAAGGGATTTTTTGCATTAAAAATCTTACTATGACCAAGTTGAAGAACTATGCGATCAGCACAAAATTCAATGTATTGGCACATTGAATCAGCATTCATACCAATTAAACGACAAGGAATACTATCAACAATAAATTCTTTTTCAATTTCAACAGCATCTTTAATAATGCTTTCAATCGTGCTTTGACTTAATTTTTCTTGTAACATTGAATACATTAAACAAGCAAAATCAGTATGAAGTGCTTCATCACGACTAATAAGCTCGTTTGAGCTAGTTAATCCAGGCATAAGACCACGCTTTTTTAACCAGAAAATAGAGCAAAAACTACCTGAAAAGAAGATACCTTCCACAGCAGCAAATGCTACTAAACGTGTTGCATAATTACTCTTTTCATCTTGAATCCAACGAAGGGCCCATTTTGCTTTTTCTCCAACACTTGGAATATTATCAATTGCTCCAAATAATTTTTCTTTTTCAGCATGATTACGAATATATGTATCAATTAAAAGAGAATACATTTCACTGTGAATATTTTCCATAGCAATTTGGAATCCATAAAAACATTTTACTTCTGGATGCGGAATATCATTCATAAAACGTTGAGCCAAATTTTCAAGAACAATACCATCACTACCGGCAAAAAAGGCTAATACATTTTTAATGAAATGTTGTTCTCCTTCACTTAATTTTTCCCAGTCATTCATATCTTTAGAAAGGTCTACTTCTTCAACAGTCCAGAAACTCGCAAGTGCTTTTTTGTAAAGTTTAAAAACTTCTTCCAATTTAATTGGAAAAAGAACATAACGATTTTCAGGTTCTACAAAAAGATTTTCTTTGGGTTTAATTTCAGTCATTGTAATACGGAGTAAATATAACAAAGATTATTTATTAAGATTAAATATCAATTTTCTTAAATTATTTAAGTTAATTTTTATTTTTCTAAATGTATTTTATAAGATGGACTCAGCAACGCCAGATACATCTGTAAAATTAAATACCACTGTTGTGAAAGATAAATTATCAAATGGAATAAACTATGTAAAAGAAATGAGTGAAAAAATACAAGGGGGACATATATTACTTATATTGCTTGTAATTACGATATTTGTATATTTTATTTATAGTATTTCATATACACACAGAACGGGATTAGCGTTAGATAACTTAAATAAATGGGCACCTGAACTTCAAATTAATCCTCGTTATATATTTGATAAAAATCTTACAAATAAGCCTCTTAGTAAATTTAAAATTGCTTCTTCATATCGCCCCTATGTTACAAATAATCAAATGATGGATTATTGCTCTTTGGAAACACTACAAAAAACAATAAGTTATGGAGCAAGAGCTTTATATATTGATATTTTTAATAGTTCTTTATATGAAAATGCTGAACCAGTTGTATCGGTAGGATATGAAAAAGGTAATTGGAAATTAACATTAAACACACTTCATTTTGATGATGTGTGTAATACAATTTCACAAACAGCATTTCGTTCTGGATACGTAGATAATTATTTTGATCCATTATTTCTTGTTTTAGATTTAAAATGTAATAATAATTTTCATACTATTAATAAAATTCAAAAAAGCATTGTTAAATATTTTAAACCCCGTCTTTTGCCCTCCCAATATTCAAATGCGAATCCAAATGTAAATTTAGGAGATGTTCCAATTGGTGAATTAATGAATAAAGTAGTCATTATATGTTCAGATGGCTTTCAAAATACCAAATTAGAAGAATTAGTAAATGCTTCGTGGATAAATGATAATACAAACATTATATCTTTTGATAGTTTAGGTGGAAATATTGGTATTGAAAATCCTGAAACATTATTATTAGACAAAGAAGAATTAAAAGATTACAATGATAATTATTTAACACTAGTTCATCCTCCAAATACAAGTTTCTTTACATATTCTTACCCATCACAAAGATTTTTTGACGCACATTGTCATTTTGTATTTATGAATTATACGAAAGTAGATTTAAATTCAATGGAAACAATTAAAGTATTTCAAAACTCATCATTAATGCTTCAAGAATAGAATAACCTAACTCCAGTGTATTTTTATATTTTTTTATTATAAGTATAACACAATTATGAATAGTGCTATGAATAGTGTTAAAGAATATGTGGGTTCTCAAAATTTAAGAGCACAAACATTTTTAACGGGTCTTGTTTCTCCTTCTATAAAAAAATATACGGAAAATATATTAAATGAAAAAAATATACAAGGGGAAAACGTCTTGTATAATTGGAAAGTTATTTTAGTATTGGGATTATTAATATGTATTCCATTATGGGTTTTTTTTTTATATATTAGCCCAATTGTTCGAAAACGTTTTAATAGTGAATTATTTGCAAATGTTTATAGTTTCTTTTTATTTGGAATATTTGTAAATTGTGCATTTGCGATTTATACAGTAACACACTATTATTATCGATTAGGATCTCGTGGAATGAAAGGGCCAAGGGGATATGCTGGTAAAAATGGTAAAAAAGGTAAAAATACAGCGTGTGATGTAGACAAGGTATATCATTCAACATTTACACTTGATGAAAAACCGATTAAGAGAAAACTTAATTATAATTTAACCATACCGAATACTGTTATGTTAAATGAATACGGACGTAAAGAAGGTTGGAATGCAATTAATGGAAATATGGGCATTGGAAAAATGCTTGCACCAAATGGAGAAGGTTGTTTAAATGCTGGAGAAATGACCGGAAATAAATGTGAAAAAACAGATAATTTAATAATTAAGGATAAAAATAATGAATCAACAAATCAAGCATTTCAAGGTGTAATAGTAGATTATGATCCAAAAGAAGGAACTATTTATTCAATACAATTCTTATATAATACAAAAATAAATATACATCGTGAAGAAGATATTCAATTATTCGGAGAACGTTATGGTAGTCAAATTACAAAAGGAAAAATAGAAACCTTTATATGTCCTCCTGGATCAGCATTATTTCGTGTTGAAGTTTTAATTTCTGAAGATAAAGAAGACGGAACATACGGAGATTTAAAAGGAATTTCTTTTCAAGCACGTAATATACAAACTGGTAATTTAGAAAAAATATTATCAAATAATGGTAATTATTCAAATAAAGTATTTTTTGGAATCGAACCAAAACCCAACCATAAACAATATCGTTTTTTAACTGCTGAATGTGGTTTTGTTACAGATAATTCAATGAAATTAAAATTACCTGGATTTTTTTCAGGTGTTAATCTATTACATTCTAATAATAAACTAAATGGTCTTCAATTTACACAATGTTCTTATTTTAGAGAATTGGAGAATCCTTTACTTCGTTAAACAATATTTTTTAATTTATTCGATTATTTAAGACTAAACGTTATTAATAATACAAAGTTATGTTTCAACAAAATATAAATAATAAAGAACTCTATGAAATATTAGGTGTTTCTAATGATGCTTCATCAAATGATATTAAAAAAGCATATCGAAAACTTGCTATGAAATATCATCCTGATCGTTTATCGGGAAAAACGGAAGAAGAAAAAAAAAATTGTGAAGATAAATTTAAAAAAATATCTGCTGCATATGATATTTTAAGTGATGAACAAAAAAAACAAAAATACGACCAATTTGGAATGGATGGATTAAATGCTGAACCTTCCTTTAATATGGGTAATCCGTTTGATATGTTTGGAAATATATTTAATCAACACATGGGACAAAAACAAAGACAGCAAATAAAACGTGGAAAAGATAGAATAGAAATTATTCATGTATCTTTACAAGAAATCTATACAGAATCAGATAAAATAATAGAATTAAATCGTAACAAAAAATGTATTGATTGTGACGGAAAAGGTGGCTTAGAGCAAATTGTATGTTCTATTTGTGAAGGAAAGGGTATTATATTAAAAATACAACAAATGGGACCAGGATTTATTAGTCAATCTCAACAACCTTGTCATAAATGTTTACAATCTGGTAAAATAATTCCAGAAAGTAAGAAATGTAATACGTGTAAAGGAAACGGTTATATTGATTCACAACAAAAATTAAAATTAAGATTATCAAAAACATCAGTTAACGGTGAAAAAATAATTTTACCTGAAAAATCACATTACAATCCACATGTTGATGTTCAAGGTAATTTAATTATAGTATTAAATATTCAAAAACATAACGATTATACTGTTGAAGATTATCATTTAATTAAAAAAGAAAAAATAACATTATTGGAAGCATTATGTGGTGTTAAAAAGGTGATTGTGTTACCTGATAATACTATATGTTGGTATAAAATTAATCAAGTAATAAAACCAAATCATACATATTGTATTCCTAATAAAGGTTTAAAAGATAAAAATAACAATGTTGGTAATATTATTTTGGATTTTGATATTATATTTCCGGATTCAATTGATAATGAACGAAAAACTTATATTTCAAAATTATTGAAAAAATATAACACAGAAACGGAACAACCTATAGAGTATAATGAAAACGATGAAGTTCCAGTAATTCCATGGATAAGAAAAAAACGAGCCTATGAGACAAATTATCCAAAACAAAAACAAAGACATCGTCCACCCCCGGAATTTATGCCTGATGAAGAAACGGACGGTAATCCAATCGAATGTAATCAACAATAATTTCTTTAAGTTAGTTAATTAAACAATAAAATTGAAAAATAATTAAATGAATTTTGTAAATAAATTACAGATAGTATTATTTAATTATATTTTTACCATTATGGAAGATGAAAAGGACATTATTTTAGGCAATATTGCCCCCGTAATTTCAGCGAATCATTTAAAAATTATTCAAGATGAATTTATGACTATTATAAAAACAATTCAAACGAAATATAATATTAAAGATCCAAAATATTATGAACATTATAAAGATAAAGTTCAAGGGTTAAATGTAAAATTGGGTATGAAAAAAAGAAATCGGCGTGTTTTGGAAGATGAACAGCGTTGTATGGGGCGGAAAATTGATGGAAAACAATGCACACGCAGTCGGCTTGAAGAATCGGAATTTTGTAAAAGTCATAAAGAAAATTTACCTCACGGACGTTATGATAATAAGGATTATGTTGTACCAGAAAAAGGAAAACGTGGAAGAAAAAAGAAACAAAAAGAATATAACAAAGAAGAATATATTGCTACGACGGTTCAAATGATTGGAAAAGAACAATATTTAGTGGACCAAAATGACTTTGTATATAGTTATGATATTCATTACCCAACATTTATTGGTAAAAAAATAAATGATGAAATTTTTAAAATTGATAATCAAACAGATTTAAATAAATTAAAAGCTTGTATTAAAACATGAATAGCAGTAAACATACTATTCAATATGAATTTAGTGGGGAACTGAAACAAAGGCTTATTAATTTAATGTATGCTCAAAATGATTTAGTTTTTAAAAGTCTGCAAAATGAATTTTCGTGGTCTAAATATGTTTTACAAAAATATAGTGTAGAACAAAAAAAGTAATATATTATTTAGTTTAAAGAATACTTTATAAATTAAATTATAGTATTTTTTTATTAATTATGTCTAATCATAATAGCCCAAGTGCTACACAAGAAAAAAAAAATAATATAAAGGAAAATATATTAATGATTTCCCTAGATAAATTTTACAAAAATCCTTCACATTATAAACAATTTATTGAAATAGTAAATAATAAAACAAAAATATCTTTACGTATTATTGATTGGTTTGTTACAAATTATTCAAAAAAGAATAATATTTCATATAATGTAAATACTAAAAAGAAAACATTAAAGAAAAATAAGTATAAAACTAAAAAAGGTGATGAAGAAGGTAGTATTCAAATAGAAGTTGAAGAAATTAAACCAAAAGAAAAAAAGGAAAACTTTATTGTATTTCAACGTTATAAAGCACAATTAAAAGCATATTCAAAAAAAAGGTTTGATCCATTTTGTAGGAAAGATAGGGTTCATAATTGGGGACCGGAAGAAAATATTACTACAACAATCGGTCAATTAAATTTTTTCAAATGGGCTATTGAAAATAATATTATAAAATATATTAAAGAACATTTAGCAAATATTGAATCGGATATGAATGAAAATGTTCGTAAACACCATAAAACAAAAAAAAGGATAAACTAACTAATTGTGGTAAGACCAAAAGAAAAGAATTATCTACAAACGCAAGTAAAAGCGTACAAAAGGTATCAAATACAATCGTTCTTGATTTTGACTAATTTTTTATATTATTTCTTCTGTATTACATAATTCTGAAAATTTTGTTCCAGTAATTTGTTCCAAAAATGCGTCATTTTTATTTTCTTCATTATCTTCTGTTTCTTCATAACATACTAATGCTACTGACGAATCGTCATTTCCCATAATTTCTTTAATTAGATTATCTTTTCTACTATTCCAGTCATTTTCACGTTTAATAGCTGTATTCACTAGTTTTCTATCTGTTTTATTCATTAATAGTTTATTATTTTTTGTAAATTTTGCGGTTTTTGTTAAAATAGTTTGTGTTGCTTTATCGATTTCACCATCTGTTGAAACATAATCCCATCCAGGTTCTCCTTTTGTAATATACTTACGTGCTGAACCATCATTACAAAATAGAACTGGTTTACATGTTCCTGCTCCCAATAAATGGCCTTGCTGTTTAATTAAATTCATATTTTTATGTATTAAAATTTCATTAATTGTTTTTCCAATAATATCCAATTTATTTATTGCAAAAGCATCTCGTATTGTTTGAATATGGGATGGATCTATATCCGCATTATCTAATTTTTGAACAACATCTTTTAATGTTGGATTTTTACTGAAATATGTATTTAAAAACTTAATTGGATTCATATTAATAATATTATTTTGAATTACTTGAAAATGTGCTGTTGTAATATGTTTATGTTTTTCTCGTAATACACCTATTAAACGTTCTTTTTCTGCTAATATACCTCTAAAATGCTCTGTTTCCATTTCAAGTCGACTTTGAAGTTGTTCAATACGTGCTTGTAATATTTCATTTGATTCAATATTCTGTTTTGGTAAAATAATAGTAGTATTGTTTAATATTTTTTGTTTACAATGATCTCTTTTGTGTCTTTTTAAATTATCATTACGTGTAAAATGTTCTCCACAAACATCACAATCGTATGCTCCAATTTGTGCTCCTTTTTTTTGTTTTGTTGCTATTTTTTTAGTTTTACATAAATTGTGAGATTTGCTAGTTTCTTTATGAAAAGGAATAAATTGTTCTACTATTTTTTTATTTTGTTTGCTAGTTTTTTTAAGAGGAGGTGCTACATAATTTGTAGCTTGATTATTATAAAGAATAATATGTTCAAATTCTTCGCTATAATCACATTCTCCATCAATAAAACTACACGTTTTTGTTATAAAATTTTGTAATTCACTATTCGTATATCCAAGAAGATATTCTGCTAGTTTTTTTTTATGTTTATTTGTTGTTAATACGTGTTTTTTTAAATTATTTTTACGATACGTGCTATAATCGCACAATAAACATCGAAAATCCATGATTTTTGCTATAAATATTACTATAATATCTAAATATTTTTTTAAACTAGAAAATGTTATTATTTTTTAATAAAAAACACGTTTTTAACACAATGATTTGCTACTTTTTTGTTTTTTTCTAAAAAATCGTATAAGGAAAATTTTTGGAATTTTTTTTTTATAAGAAAAATTAAAAAGTAGCACGTTTTTTTGCGTTTCTTATCACTTTTTGACTTTTTAAAAAAATCTATACCCTATAAACCTTATTAATAAAAAGTAGTAGTCCCTCCTCACAACCCTCCCAAATCCCTCCCAAAAAATGAAAAACTAGCAATTCCCTCCCAAATTCCTCCCAAATTTTGGCCAAAAACTAGCAATTGGGAGGGAAAAGAGGGACTTTTTTGCTACTTTTTGCTAGTTTTTTGCTATTTTTTAGTGTTTTTTTGCATTTTTTGGCATTTTTGTGGATTTTTGAAAAAAACACACATTTTTAGTTATACCGGTGAAATGTGTTAAATTTAAAAAAAAGTAAAAAATTTCCTTATAAAAATAGTAAAATTGTGTCATTTTAAAAAAACGAAAAAAAAAAATCAAGTGGCTGCGCGCGCAGGGCCGGCGCGCGCAGCGTCTAAAAATTTTAAAAACTTTTGTAAAAAAACCACACTTTTCCAACACTTATAACAAAATGCGTAAATTATTTATTATTTTTTATACCTTTTAAAACAAGTTGTTATAACGATTGTGTGATTGTTTGCAACAAAAATACACGTTTTTGCTAATTTTGCTATTTGCTACTTTTTTGCTAGTTTTGCTAGTTTGCTACTTTTTGCTACTTTTTTATAAATTAATTAAATCTATCATTTATATACCAGTATTCCTTATTACAATTATTAAACTTTATAAATTTACCTTATTACAATATTATTATTAAATTAATACTAATTAATACTAATTACATCATATTTAATATATTAAACAAAAAATAGAATAGTATAAAGAAAATTGTAGTATATTATATAAAATTGAATAAATGGAAACTATTGATTCATATATAGAAATATTATCATTTGATAATTATATTTTATCAAGTAAAGTAAAACAACACAAAACATATATGAATGAAATAGGAGCATTATGTTATGAAGCAATAAAAGTGTATAATGTAAATTATGATGATTTTTATAATTTTGCACAACTTGATGATTTAACAAGTATGATTTATGAAGGTGCTAAACTATTATTTAATGAAGAAGAACAACAACAACTTGATTTTGAAGTAAATGTACGTAGTGCTATATGTCATGAACTACAAAAACGTGTTCCTACATTAGAACCTACTTATACATCTTCACAAATAAAAGAAATTACTAAACAAATTAATATTTTAAAAGAAAAACCACAACCGGAACAAAGAAGTGAAGAGTGGTATGCTTTTCGAAATCAACGTATAACCGCTAGTGATTTTGCTTGTGCGATGAATAAAAATCCATATAGTGATAGGAAATCACTTTTACGTAAAAAGTCTGGTGAAAATAAACCATTTATATCAGGTGCTGCTATTTTTCATGGCGTAAAATATGAAGATGTTGCTATTTCTATTTATGAAGAACGTAATAGTGTAAAAGTAGATGAATATGGTTGTATTCCACATCCAACCCTTTCTTTTATTGGAGCAAGTCCTGACGGTATATGTGATAGTTCTTCTAAAAATAAAAATTATATTGGTCGTATGTTAGAAATTAAATGTCCTAAATCGCGTGTATTAAATGGAACTGTTCCAGAGTATTATTATTATCAAGTTCAAGGACAATTGGAGGTTTGTGAATTAGAATATTGTGATTTTTTACAATGTATTCTTCGTGAATTTCCAGAAGATAATTTTTGGGAAGATGTAGGTACAGGTGGAAATCATAATTATTGTGAAAATGGGTATGAAAAGGGTGTATTAATAGAGTATTATGATACAAAAAAGGAAAAAGATAGTTTCTATTATTATCCACGTAATAAACATACTACAAAACGTGATATTACAAGATGGATTGATGAAACTATTGATAAAATATTAGATCTAGATCACGAATTTTGTAGTGTAAAATACTGGAAATTAGTAGAATATGATTGTATTCTAGTAAAAAGAGACCGCGACCTTTGGGCTTCTATGGAAAAAGAACTAGCTGCTTTTTGGAAAGAAGTCGAACATTATAGAAAGATAGGATATGAATCTTTACTTCCACAAAAGAAAAATATAAAAAGGAAGGAATTTTGGAAAAAGGAATTAGATACAATGAAATTCGAAACAGATTCTGAAGAAGAGGAAATTTAATAAATAATATTATAAACTACATTTGGATTGTTAAGCAAATAATCATAAGAATAATCTGTTTTTGTTTCGATAATACGAAGAAGGTGTTTATATAGTTTTTGTAGTGCGTTTGTATCAGTGTATGCTCTATGTCCCCCTGGTTGAATTCCAAATCTTTTGCAAAGACTAACAAGTTTAAAACTGTATTGGTCAGGAATATATTTTTTAGAAAGTGGAATTGTATCAATATGATACACGTTATCTTTATTTTTAAAGATTGTAAATTTTTTATGAAGTTCGTTCAAAAAATGCTTGTCAAACCCGTCACCGTTATGAGCAACACAATAAATTGGATCTTCTGTGTTAAAAAAGTCGCGTAGTTTTTGAATGTGATGTTCAATCGATTCAGCAACACTAAGTTGTTCGTTTGTAATACCAGTAATTTCTGTAATTTTAGATGAAATTTCTCTTTCCGGATTTACAAGCCCTTCTACCTTTTTTCTTGTTAATAGGTCATAAAAGCAAAAGTCAATAATTTTATCATGAAAAGGGTTCAAGCCAGTTGTTTCAAAATCGTATACAAAGATTTTCATTTTAATGTGTTTTTTATCTTATAACAATAGTATTATTATTCAATTTTAAAATATTTTGCTAATAATTATTTTTTAAATTACTTAAACATATTAATACACTAATAGTTGTAGAAGAATAATCATATTCTTCATACCATACCACAAAGAGAATGAACAGCAAATTACTATTAACGAAAAAAATATTTATTTTTTAAAAAAGGTGTTCTCTGATAAAAAAAAATGGCTCAATAGCTTAGTGGTAGAGCGTCAGTCTTGTAAACTGAAGGTCGAGGGTTCAATTCCCTCTTGAGCCTCATTTGCTTTCATGGCGCAACTGGTCAGCGCGTTCGACTGTTAATCGAGAGGTTGGAGGTTCGAGTCCTTCTGAGAGCGAAAGTCCTAAATATGACTTAAAACTATTTATATTAAGTAAACAAACAGCAATATATTGTATTTGCATTTTAAGCCTGAGATGTAGGTTCGAATCCTACCATACTGTATGTATGTATTTCAATTGGTAGAATTCAGTATTACAAGTTTACTGAACAAAAAGGTCCTTTAGTGTAGGGGTTATCACTGTGGTCTTTGAATCCATAAACCCGAGTTCGAATCTCGGAAGGACCTAATTTTATTTGCCTTAATGGTGTAGTGGTAACATAGTTGCCTTCCAAGCAATTGCCCGGGGTTCGATTCCCCGTTGAGGCATACGGCTCGGTGGTCTAGGGGTATGATTCTCGCTTTGGGTGCGAGAGGTCCGGGGTTCAAATCCCCGTCGAGCCCATTTTTTTCTATTATTTGTTAAACACACTTTAACAAAAAAATATTTTTATTTTATTCATTTTTATAATTTTATATATTTACATTTTATTAGCAATTACAAATGCCTATGTCATCTTGTGCACTACCGCAATTGTCGCATTGCGTTAGCTCTTCATAGTCGCGGTATACCGTTTCGCTGTCTTGGTGCGAATCTTCTGGAACTGGATTGGGAGAAAAGAACTTACAAAATTTCTGATACATGGTTGTATCATCATTGCCGAAAGTATCTTCTTCATTCTCACTTTCACACTCGCTCTCACTCTTTTCACCAGAAGACTCTTCTTCGCTCTCGCTCTCACTCTCTTCACCAGAAGACTCTTCTTCGCTCTCGCTCTCACTCTCTTCGCTGAATAGCTCATCTTCTTCTGGAATGTAGTCTTCGTCATTTTCTACGACGTACAGCGAAATAACAAGTGCAATTGCAGCTTTAATATTTGTATCCATTAGCTTCTGAAACTCCTTAACCATATTAATAATATGATTAGAACGTGTTTCAATCTTCTGGACAAACAATTCAATCAAATAATCATGCGTGAGACTTTCATTCAGAATCATATCATGAAATACACCATCATAGATTTCGGGATATTCCAGAGCAAGAACCCAGTGCGTCGAAGACTCATAATCACGCTTTGAAAGCAAACAGCCACGATACACTTCATTGAGTATAGTAGGCATCAGATTCATAGAATACCCAATATCATCAATGATCGAAGACATAGTAGCAATGTTATACATCTTGGATTCATAACTAAATGAATTAATAATCCCAGCAATAATATGGGGAGCATAACAATCCATCCCATTCAGATCGAAAGTGAAGTTTTCAATCTGTTCGTAGGTAGTCGTCATGATGTTGTGGGTTTGCTGTGTGCTTACTGTGTGCTCTTGTTGTGATGATGTTGTCTTATAAACATATGAACAAAAAATCAATTTTGATCTTTTGAATATAAAAATATAGTTTAATGTAGTCAACATATGTAAATAACTGGTTTAATTAGGATTTTTAATTCAAAGCAAAGGGGCGTGAGTCGTGCGTAAATTTAAGTGTAGCCAGATTTGTATTATTATGAAAGATTTTGAGTTGTTTGTTCGCATATTCGCGGATTTGCATACAAGTCTTCACAAATACACCCAGTTCTTTCATAAAACGTTCGTAGTCACTTTTTACAAAGTTGCATCGCAGTCCAGGAAGATTATATCCAGTTCTAGGACGGTAAGTGTAACAACGCACGATTTCATCATCAGTGTATTTTGAAATATTTTTAATCGGTTTTGGGGTTGTAACATTTACAATAGAATTCAAGTTTTCAATGAGGACAGTTTGTAGCAGTTCAACAATATCAGCTTGTGTATGTGCCTTACGACGGTTCGTGTTTTCAATTGAAATCTTACGACGAAACTGCTTATCGTCGACTTCTTTCATCAAATACTGGAACCTCAAATAACGATGATCGATTGCCTCATTAATTTTAGCTCGTAGCCTATTCAATATATATGTATTATGAGCGGCACCTTCTTCAATACCAGAGATTTGCTTATAGAGATCGCGTGCTTCCTCTGTATAAAGGAATATCAGAAATTCGCGTGTATTGGCGGGAATACCGCCACATACAACGTCACCCGGATTGCGAGGGGCATTGACTTGACCACCATTCCTCCGAAATTCAAAGTAGTGGGGGTTATGAATAATGCCTGTTTCACGTTTACCGGTGTTCCAGTTAAACGCAATTTGGCATTGCGTACACCACATTTGCGGACAACCAGAAATCTTTTGAATACGAGTTCCACAATCAGGACAAGGCTTAGTAGACTTACGAATCAGTTCAGCCGACTCGATATTTTCTTTTTTACACTCGTGGGGCGTGTCTTTTGCTTCACCCACGATTTCCAGACATTTCGAACAAGCCCACGTAGAGCAAAGTTCACACTTCCATGCTTTAGACAAATAACCCTTACAATCATTGACTGGGCAAGGCTGAATGAACTTAAAGTTATTGATTGTCTTCTTCTTGTTTTTAAATACAATATCACGAGCATTCGAAATAATATTCTCCTTGGTTTGAATTTTATTATGAATCAGATAATACTCATTTTCCAGAGTTCTAATTTCGCCAAGAAGCTTGCTTGTAATCTCACGATATTCTTCCCTCTTTTTGGAAATTACATCGCTTTGTTTTATTGCTTCATGCTTCAAAGCATTGAGCTCGGTCCAGTTTACTGAATTTTCCAGTTCCTTCACAGCAGTAACGTCATTCATACTTTCAGGAAGACGTGCCTTTTCGCGCTCAATTAGGCGTTTGAGTTGTTCTTCTTTCAAAGTAACATTCATAAAGGTCTTATTAAGCTTGGAATAAAGGAACTCGGTTGTAAACGCAACATTACAATTCATACAGTGTGGATCTTTCGTCTGACTCACAATGTATGTTTGAACGCATTGTTTACAACTGGAATATTCGCAGCTGGGACATTTGACTTCCGTGTGTGAACGGTTGTCATAGTTTGTACAGCATACAAAGCATTCGCTGGTCATTTTGTTGTGATTGGGTTTGATAGTGTGTTTCTTATCGTAAGAAGAGATTTTCAAAATTTCAATTTTGGTAATTTTCTACTAGTATATTATACTCATTATGAATCCAGATTTGGAACAACTGGAAAAAATAAAAAACGCAACAAAAGCAACGCCAGAATTTTCGTTAGATGGAATGACCTGTTTGTGTAAAGTAGTTGATGTATATGACGGCGATTCTATTAAAGTTGTATTTTTTGTAAATAATATATTATATCGCTGGTCATTACGTTTATTTGACATTAATACACCTGAATTACGCCCTTTGCGTTCAATTGAAAATAGAGACGAAATTATTCAAAAAGCAAAAGAAAGTAGGGACTTTTTAAAAAATGAACTTGAAAAATATGATAATATGATTTATATAAAGTGTCACGATTTTGATAAATATGGTCGTGTATTAGCTGAAATTTTTCCTAATAAAACACTGGACTATTCTTTTAATCAAATGTTATTAGATACAAATCATGCGGTTGTATACGAAGATTAAAGTGCTTCATATACACAAAAACCAATACCATTTACTAAAAATGCACGAGCCAAACAAAACCATATACCTTTAAATAATCCTCCTTCTTTTAACATTGATTTAAATGTATTAGAAGGATCAATTTGATATTTTGTTTTCATCGTATCCAATGGATAGCTACATAACCACGAAGAACATCCAGCAATACCACCGGATATAAAAGGATGAATTTTGTGTTCTGATAAATTTTCATATACTTGGAAATAAACACCACAACTAAATGTTTCTCGCATAGCAGTATAATGAACGCCACGAAAAGGACTATTTTTTAACCATCCTTTATTACTATTTGTAGGTTTATGAATTTTATTTAAACTATTTACTATTGATACTTGTTCTATTATTTTAAAATATTCAAAAGGTGTAATGATCCAACTTAAACTAAATCCAGAAATACATCCGGATTGAAAAGGAGTGTAATGGTTGGTTCGACATTTATTATAAAATCCAAACAATAGTGAATTATATGTTGTTGATAATATAAGTGGATAATAAACACCTCGATATAATGTTTTTATATTTTCATTGTGTATTTTTAATCCATTTTGTTTTAATGTTTTTAATGTATCCAGTGGATGACCGAAAAAAGATTGACTAATTCCCACAATACTTCCTTTTGAGAACTCATTTAATTCCATATATATTTTTAAATAGTATTATATAGTAAAGTTTAAACTAAAAAAAAGCTAAATCATTTATAATTTTATTTTATTTATTTTTTTTTAATTTTAACCACCCAAAAAAACCTAAAATAGCAAAACATATTATAAATACAATACCACCAAAACACCAGGGATTCATGACTATATTACAATATTTAATCATAAAATATCAATAGGTGATACAATTAATGCTTCATTTTGATGGAATTGAATTGCGTTTAAAAAGAGTTTACAACATTTAACATTTGTTAATAATGGAACACTAAAATCAAGACAAGCTCTACGTGTTAAAAAGCCTTTTTTCTTTTCATGTTGATGTTTCGGTGGAATATTAAATACAATGTCGTATTTTTTATTTTGAATATGTTGTAATGTATTTTCTTCTGTTTCTTGTTTATAACTACCAGTAATTTCTTTATAATTTTTTAACATTTGAGTAGTTACAAAAGAAAATTTATTTTTAGTATCTTTATTAATGAATGGTTTTAGTTCATCCATCCATTCTTCATTCCAAATCATAATTAGAATATGAAGTGATTCATTTACAAAGGGTTTTACTTTTGTGCCGTAAAATGCTTTTAAAAAGGCAATTTCACGTGATTTTCCGAATGCTGCAACTTCCCCAGTAGAAGTCATTTCAACACCTAAATTTACATCTGCTCCTTCTAAACGATGGTGACTAAATTGAGCTACTTTTACACCAATGCGTTCACAATCTAAATGTAATTTTCCACGCCATTGTTCTAATATTGTATCTGATTCTAAAAAGAACATTTGTGTGGCTAAATGGATTAAATTGGTTCGTGCTGTTTTACTTACAAAAGGAAAACTACGTGATACACGTACATTACATTCGATTACTTTTAATTCATCGTGTTTGGCTAATAATTGTAAATTAAAAGGACCCGTAATGCGTAAAGCTTGGGCAATTCTTCGCACAATTAATTCAATTCGGTCGCGTGTTACAGATGTTAAATCAACTGCTGGAAATACTAATGTAGCGTCTCCTGAATGAATACCCGCATTTTCAACGTGTTCGCTTATACCCATCGCAACCACACTTCCACAATATGCAACCGCATCTACTTCTATTTCTTTTGAATTTTCAATAAATTTACTAATTACAACTGGATATTTTTCTGAAACTTGACCGCTTTGTTTTAAATACTCTTCAATTTCTTGTTCATTATGCACAACTAACATACCAGCACCACTTAATACATAACTTGGGCGAACTAATACTGGATAATGAACACGATTCGCAAATTCTTTAGCATTTTTGAGTGTGTTTAAAGAACTCCATTGTGGTTGATCCACTTGTATTTCATCTAAAATTTTCGAAAATTGTGAACGATTTTCAGCCATATCAATATATTTCGGTTGTGTTCCAAGTATTTTAATAGAACGACTGTCTAAATCGGTAGCAATATTATTTGCAATTTGACCACCCATAGAAAGAATAGTGCCTTCCATTTTATTTTTAAATAAAGTATGAATCATTTCAACATTTTCAGCACTAATTTCTTCAAAAAATAATACATGAGCCATATCGTAATCTGTGCTTACGGTTTCAGGATTATAGTTTAACATAATTGGGCGTTTACCTAGTGCTTTAACTTGTTCTACACATTTTACAGAACACCAGTCAAATTCAACGGAACTTCCTATGCGGTATACGCCAGAACCTAATACTAAAACGTAAGAGTCTAAAAGAGCTTCATAATCATTTTCTTCAGCACGATATGTTAAATATAAATAATTCGTAAAACAAGGAAATTCTCCTGCTACATTATCAATTCTTTTACAAAATGGAATAATACTATTTGATTTTCTGAAAGATGATATTACTTTTTCATTTGTTTGTAAGCAAGTAGCTATTTGTAAATCAGAAAATCCTAGTTTTTTAAGACTAATACAAGTATTAACGAAAGAACTATCTAATTTTGTTATTTCTTTTTTATTAAATAATTCTTTATAAGTATGTCCAATATAATGAAGTTGATTTAAAAACCATTTATCAATGTTTGTTTTTTCGTAAATATAATCAATTGAATTACCTTCCCAAAAATAATCTAAAATATCCAATAATCTATCGTATGTTGCTTCAAAATTGTGTTCGTGATAAATAATTTCTTTAAAATCAGAAAGGTCCAGTAATTTTCTTGGAACAAGACCCATATTTTGGTTAAAATTTCCTACCATACGTGCGGCTTTCATAATGGCTTCCGGAAAAGTTCTACCAATTGCCATAACTTCACCCACACTCTTCATATGACTTCCAATTTTATTAGAAACACCTGGAAATTTTAAGATATCCCAGCGTGGAATTTTAACAACAACATAATCTAATGATGGTTCAAAAAAGGCAGATGTAGTTTCTGTTAATGAATTTTTGATTTCATGTAAATAATAACCTAATCCTAATTTTGCACCTACACTTGCTAATGGATATCCAGTCGCTTTTGATGCTAATGCTGAACTACGACTAAGACGTGCGTTCATTTCAATTACATAGAATTTTTCGGAATGAGGATCTAAAGCAAATTGAACGTTACATTCTCCGTTAATTTCTAGTTTATCTACAATAGAAAAACAAGCATTTCTTAACATTTGATGTTCGTGATCATTTAATGTTTGAACGGGAGCAACAACAATACTTTCGCCTGTATGAACACCTAGAGGATCTAAATTTTCCATTGTGCAAACACAAATTTTATTACCCCCACTATCACGAATAATTTCATATTCTAATTCCTTCCAACCACGTAAACTTTTATCTAAAATAACACAACTACTAATAGATAAAGCACGTTCAACTAAGTGTTGTAATTCTTGTAATGTATTCGCAAAACCACTACCTTGACCTCCTAAACAAAAACCGGCACGAACTAATAAAGGGAATCCAATAGTATTAGCAATTTTTGTGGATTCTTCTAATGTTGTACAAGTATAACTGGGCGGTGTTTCTAATCCAATTGTTTCAATTGTTTCCTTAAACTTCTTACGATCTTCAGATATTTCTATATTTTTTAAGGAAGTTCCCAGTACTTTTACATTAAAATCACTAAATATGTTAAGATTTTCACATTCTATAGCTACATTTAAAGCGGTTTGTCCTCCAAAAGAAACAGCAACATAATTTACATTTTCTTTTTCAATAATTTGTTTAATATATTGTGGTGTTATAGGGACACTATAACATACATCCGCAACATCTGTTTGAATGGTAGCAATGTTTGGATTAATCAATATAGTTTTATACCCCAGTGATTTGTATGATTTAAGTGCTTGACTGCCGGAATAATCAAATTCTCCTGCTTGTCCAATAGATAAACCTCCTGAACCAATTACTAAAATCGTGCCTTGATTTAATATTCTTTCACTTGGTTCATTATATAATTTTGAGTAATAATCTTGAAATACTTTCTTAGAAGAATACTGGGGATTTTCAATTAAAGTATGAAACAATGAGAACAAAAACATAGTATCGTGTGGTCCTCCTTTTGCTTCAGGATGAAACTGAACAGAAAAGTAAGGTTTTTCTGTATGATAAAGTCCTTCATTGGAACCATCATTCACATTTACGAAAGATTCTTCCCAGTATTTTGATTCTAAAATGGTGGACTGATCAACAGCATAACCATGATTTTGACTGGTAATAAAAGAATGAGAACTACACAATGATTTTACAGGAACATTTTGACCACGATTACCATATTTCATCTTATATGTTTGTAAATTATGGGATAAGGCCAGTAATTGGTGTCCTAAACAAATTCCAAATATAGGAAGTTTATTATTTTCTAAAATATATTCTAACCATATTAATGTTTTCTTCCAACTTTTAGGGTCAAATGGTCCGTTACTTAAAAATAATCCTTTACAATTTTTAGTGATTAAATCAGCATTAGTAGGAAGACTATTCCAACGTCCAGATACAATTTTTACTGAACAATTGTTATTTAATAAACAAGAAATTTGATTATTTTTTGCTCCACAATCAACAACCATAACTAACGGATTCTCAGGATTTCCAATTATATCTTGTTTAGACAATAATGAAGGATGTTCTAAAAACAAAGGAAAATGCTGATTATTATAAAATGAATTCGTTTGCATAGTATCTGAAATACAAACTTCAATATTTCCTAATTCTCTAATGATTTTCGTTAATTTTCTTGTATCTATATTTTTTATTCCAATTACATTATGTTTTTCTAAAAATTGTTGTAAAGATTGTTCAGCATTCCAGTGAGAATAATGTTGAATTAAATGATCAACGATGATTGCTTTTGGATAAATTTTACTGGATTCAAATTGTTCACTTATATTCCATTTTGAATACGTATTATGAGGTGTTCCATAATTTCCAAAAGGTGGAAAGGTAAATACAACAATTTGATTACAATAACTGGGATCCGTTAATGTTTCATTAATACCAGTCATTCCTGTTGTAAAAACAATTTCTCCTTGAATAAAATTAGGTTCGCATTGAGAACCGAAAAAATTTCCTTTAAGAACAAAATGTTCTTGATGTTCATTGTTGCAATAAAAATGAATATTAGACGTCATTTTTATAGTATAAGATATAAAAGAATTTTAAGTTTTTTATTTAATTAATTAATATTTATCCGCATATTTCTTCACTTCCGGTTCTTTTTAAACATTCTTTATAAGATTCAAATTTTTCTTTCTTGAATAAAGAAAGAACTTTTGGATAAGCAAAATATGCTAATACCAATACTACAACTAAAAGTAATAAGTAATTAAGATTAAATTTCATAATGGTTTATATAGTAATATGAAAGATAAATTATTTACATGATTCGTAATCACCGCCGGCAGCAAGGCAATCGGCAATACTAAAGTTTTCTTTAACATTGTTTACAACAGCGTTGTTTGCTGGTGCGTTATTTACAACAGCGTTGTTTAAAACATTGTTTAATTCTTTTTTGATTTCTTCTTCTTCTTCTGTGTTACTTACAACATCAGCTAAGTTGTTAACTGTATTTTCTTTTTCAACAACGTTATTTTCTTTTGAAACAACATTCATTAAACAGTCTCTATTTAAGAAAACAACAACAAGCATAATAACAACTAATGCTAAAAGAATAAGATTTTGATTTCTTTTTAATAAGTTACTTACTTTTTTTAAAGTTTTTCCAAACATAATACTTTGATATTATATTAAAAGAAAAAAATATAATAATTTTTAT